GTCGTTAGCGTGCCGGAAGACGTGAATGTTTATTCGACACCTTCTCTTACAATAACGCAATTACATCATACATGATGTTCTTAATATCGATGCTTTCAAAATAAACATTCGCAAGATAGAACTGGTCACGTATGGCTTTTAGTTCTAGACACCGGGTTATTTGTGACAGTAACATAGTGTTCGGTGAATGATCGCTTGTTGTTAGGGCGTAAGTAACAACAAATTTTGGGTCGTAATCCCACGACATATATAGCTTTCCGTCGGCTCTATCAATCCATGCACCCAGCGTTTTACCCTTAAATACAATAGTACAAAAATACTTTACATTTTGGCTCTTCTTCTTTACAAATATTGAGTTGTCTAGCATAAATTCATTGTCTATAGCGTAACGACCAAATTCCATATCTTTTACAATCATACCCATATCCGTACTGCGCATATGCTCTTTGAAATCCTCATTTTCTTCAAGTTGTATCAATATCCTTCCGTTACACGATATTAGCTTTTTATTCGTAGGAAGCTTGACCCTAAAAGCTTGAAAATAAACGTTTGAAATTGTTACAGCATTAGCGAGCAGAAATATCTTGACACCGTTCCTATCTCTACATACGGTAAAGCAATAGTTCAAAAATAACTTGACCTCATTTTTGAGATAGTGATATACGGGGTTGTCGATCAAGAATTCATCAAAACATAATTTATTAACAAACGGCATCGGAACACCCTTTTTTGTACTAGAAACTGTGAGTGCGACGCTTCTTCCTGCTAATTTTCCGTTAATGAAGAAATATCGTCCCTTGACCTCTAAATCAACATCGGGGAAGAAACTTCGTATATCATCAAAATAACACGAGATTTCATCAAGTTCCGTTTTATAGCGACGCAAGTACACGAACTGCGCACCTGTCTTCAAAAAATCCTCGATTGCCCACTTTTTAAAACCAAATGTTTTTCCGCAACTTCGATTACCCACAACCATATGAATTACGGCGTTATAGCTTAATATTTCATATATATTCCAATAGATGGAAATATCAACTTTTTTATTCATAACACCTCACAATATCGGGATTACGGATGGGAAAGAGTCAAATTATCAATTCAACCGTTGCGGCAGGTCTTCCCTGATGATATCCGCTTGCACGGGGCTCTTTTCGCTCGTCCGTTCCCGATGTTTTGATCTTACACTATTTTATCGCTTATGTCAACACAATTTTCTAAAAGTAAACGAAGCATTTTCAAGCACAATCCCTCCCTTGACGTGCTTCGGTGTTAATCTGGCATTTTTGTAAATAGATTCTGGCTTGAAGTTGGACAAAGTAACTTTCTTATGATTATTTTTTGGAAGTCCCGCACAAGTTATATACCACTTGTTCGGCTTGTCTTCATACGGATCATGTCCAAAAACCATGTAGCGTTTAGGCTGTAAAAATTTCGCTTTTGTGAAAATCTTTTCCCACTTCCATGCCCCTAGTCCTACCTTGTCAATCTTCAAATTTTCCGGCAGTACCGTATCTTCTAAATAAAGAGAATCAGTATCGGCATACATAAATCTATCGTAGACTGTTTGAGCCGCTCGAATTGTGTTTTCACGTGCGTAACTTGTAATAAACGTCCCGATCGGTATAAAAATTGGTTTTCGAACCTCTTTTTCATCAAGTCTATATTTGACTGTTTCGGATTCATCTAAATAAGGGATTCTACTTTGCACATTTGGATTCAGACTGAATTTGCCGTATAACGAATTTAGCATCAATTTAGCAAGTGTTCTAAGACCGTAGTTTTTATCTATAGTAGCCTGATTTTTTACACCTATCCAGTAATCAATATAACTTTTGAACAATCCCGTACAACTCATAAACTTAAATCCGTAAAGATATTCGACATTCCAAACGTCATATTGTTCAAAGAATAGCTTTAGATCAATCGATGTCATGCATAACGAAATTTCTTCGTCAACTCCGTCTTTATCTTTTGAGTTAGTCAAATATTGAGTTGGTGTAAATGCTAAGTTACCCTTAATTTGTACTGTAGGAATTCTATCCTTTTTCAGCTGAAATTGACACCTAAACGTTTGGACGTACAAGTTATATATTTTATCATACTTGTATTCACCCTCAAAATATATCTCCTCACCGAACGGTAGTTTTTTAACATACATTACCCAAGGATATAGGCTATTAGTGTCTAGAGATATTCCACTTTTAACTTCAATACCTTGATACTTCGGATTCAAATATGTAAAACCACCTCTATAGCTATCTCTAATTTCTTTATCATATAACGGGGCGGGATACCACCTATCAAAATTTTTCTTTCCAATTGATTTTTTATAACTAGTCAGGGCATTTGAACCTATTGTCATTTTTGTCAAGTCTTGGTCAAATTGAATTTTCAATGCTTTTGCAACAATGGTACAATCATTACGAAGATAAGAGATTTCTTCGGTTGTAAGTTTATGACCATTAGACCGAACAGCATTGTAATTGATTTTTAATTTTTCGATTGGTAGATTAAAATACATCGCAATATCGGAAACGGGAAATGGTAGAAGTTTTAAGCTATCTAATATCTTACATTTTCTGCTCGTTCTTTCGTCGCTATAAAAGCAAATGTCAATTGAATAAAATACGTTCATATCAGATATGAGGCAGGAAAATTGCTTATGCTTAAGATTTCTAGCATTTTTACAGTAAGTAAATCCGTGCGTTAATAAGTAATATAATATAAATTCTCCGTCAAACTTCAAATTGTGAAAGAAAAAAGTCGAATTTTCAGAGTATTCTAACCAAGCTAAAAATGTTTCAATATTATTGCCATACACAAAATTAATATCATTTTCTATATCACAAATTCCCCACGCCCACACCCTGCAATCAATCGGGTCGGTTGTAGTCTCGAAGTCGGCTGTATATTTTTTCACTCATGTTTTTTCCTCCTTAATCTTCCGATTCTTCGTCAGGCTTAGAATTCATACTACCATACTTTTGATTTTTTGAAACATTGACATGTGATTCGGACTCCTCTCCTGCGTAATACAACCATATCTCGCGAAGTCTTGTTAGTTTATCCTCTCGATCTAGCGGTGTGTACACAAATGTTATTGTTGCGTCCTGTTCGCTGTAATAAATATCAATAACCTTGCTCGCATCCATTGAGGATATTTTTGCTATTATATCGTCAGCATCGGAAAGAAAAACATCTCTCATCGCTTTAATGTAATTTTGCTTATACGACTCGTCCTTATCAGAAGTATAAGAAGCCCTAGCCCTTTTGTTTACACTTTCGATAAATTCCGTCCATTCCTTGCGAGATGTCACCGTTGCGGTTCGGTCTTTTTTCGGTAAATTCTCGAGTTCTCGTACCGACGGTATTTCCTTTCTTGTTAATCCCGTCGGTTTACCCCCCACTGTGACGGCAACATTTTTAATCGTAATTATTTTTGCCATATCCCGTTTTTCAATTCGTTTCATTTTAACCATCGTTTCATGCTTTTCAAATTTCGTCGCAGGAACTTGATTGTCTTTTCCAACCATCATTATTTTAGCAGCGTCCTCTCGTTTAAAGTAATTAACTTGTCTAACAAATTCGTTAAAATCCTTAGTTGATTTAATACTGTTTTTTACATCTTGAACATTAAGCCTTTTAGGGGCGAACTGTGCATATTCAGGATTTTTCTTAATTTCTCTTGTGATCCTTGCGTTAAAATCTCTGACCATTTGAGGAACTTCGCGCCTTATCGCTAGTTTTACAGAATCGCGCACCTTAACATTTCCTGACATTTTTCACCCTCCCTCCCAATATAAATTAAAAAACCCCGTTTTTCAATTTTGGAATACAGGGCGACATCTGCAAGCGAATCAACGGGTATATGACATTTGTAACGACGGACAAACAACGCGCTTAATTCCACTCTATTTTTTGTGACAAGTTCAATAAATTTATCGCGATTAAATGCGGACGAAAAACAATACACGGTATCTTTGAATCGTGCTTTGTATTCTGTTTTATGTAGATCGTAATAAATGCCTCTGGCAGATTTTTCTATCATTCTAGATACCAAAAGAAGCGCCGGAAATTTCCGGCGCTTCCCGTTCATCCTTTCACTTTATTTTGTAGGAACAACAGAGAGTGTCAACATGTTTCGCTCGCCCTTACTGATCTGGAGAACCTCAACCGTAATCGGTTTAGCCCACGTGTTCGGCATTCCAAACACGGAGAACATTTTCTGCAGGGCAGAAAAGATACCAACACTGACGCACTGATAAGATATTCCCTTGTCGTCGATGATAACGACTCGAACGAGAGTCTTCTCGAGCCCGTCATTTTTATCAATGATGGTGACTTCTTCCGCGAATACGTCTTTGACAACGATCTGTTTGTTGATCTGGTCTTTCAGCCGCTTGTCGGGGTTGTTTTGGAGGTTAAACAATTTGATTTTTTCCTCCTGCGTGGATGCAACGATCGAACAAAAACTCGTTCTTTTTCCGGTCAGTCTTCCCTCGAGAGAATTTTCGTCGGATACAATAATTTCGTTCTCAGCCATTTCAAGCCTCTTTCTGCGCTATGCGCTGTTCATTTTTAATGTTTCACGTGAAACAATTAGACAGTTGGTGTTACAGCTGTGCCGTACTTGATAAAATCGGAAACAGATAAGGAATAGATCTTTTCCGTGACGGTGACAGAATCAACGAGTACTGTCTTTTCTTTTGGATACAGACGCTTGATTTCTTTCTGAATCAACGGAGAATCGTCGGTGACTTTCCCGGACAAGATGAGATTGGGAAGCTGCTTCGGGATAATGTTCCCGTCAAACTTTGCAAGAGCAATGACAGCAACGGTTGTAAATAGGATCGTTCGAGTGATTTTCTTTTCTAGCATTTTTAGACCTCTTTCCGCGCTTTGCGCATTTGAATTTATGTGTTACGGCTGATGCCGAAATCACCTACCAAAAAATTAACGGTTCGGGAATGACGCGTCCGCAAGCTTCAACTTGAATTTGTATGATATAACCTGTCTGTCTTTGCCATGTTGTAACCTCCAAACGATCACCTACGTAATGATAAATAGTTAGCGAACCGTTTGTTAGATAATACAGGTCAGATGCATAAGTCGCTAACGGCACGTCTTTCAGGTATCTTTCCTCTGACTCAAATATACGTATTTTCTTCATTTCTTTGTACCCTCATAAATGATGAGCTGAAGAATCATTGAAAGGTCGTAGGTCTGACTGAATCGACCCGTCCAAGTATACAGCTTATTCTCTTTAATGTCCAAGCGTAAGGAATCAATTTTCGTTTTCTTGATTTTTCCGCTTGAGAAGATATCTTCGATCCCTAGCATCATAGTCTAATCCTCGTAGACAAAGTAAGATTTTATATAATAGCGAGTGGTATTATACGCCGGAAGCAATAAGTAGTAAAGATTAAGTTTTCTTGAAAAATGAACAATGCACTTGTTGAGGTCAAAATCTTTCCTAGACACATAACCTCTGCTGTATGAATTATTACGCATGATTATTTTGGTTTCGTCCAATGATCCGAATTCTGTTCCAATAATTTTTTCATTCATATTATTAACCTCTTTCTTTATCTTCCGTATTGATCAGCTTCTTCAACTATCTATAGTATAAACCTTTTTGTATCATGTGTCAATACTTTTTTGGAAATTTGTTGAAACTTTTTTTCAAATTTGTAAGATCATTTCATCTAATTTGTAACATCGCTTGCAACAACATTCATAACGTGCTACTCTGATAGTAGAAAACAAATACACTATAATTTCAATAACCACATCATATCATAATGAAAACAAGGAGATACAATATGAAAGAATACGCCTTTTCCGGTATCGTCGCTATTATTTCTTCCTTTATCGTTTCGCTTTTCGGCAACCCTCAAACGATCACAACCTTATTTGTTTTGATATCACTCATGGTTATGGATTATGCAACGGGTGTAATCGTTGCAGGAGTTTTCAAAAATTCTGCGAAATCGTGTACGGGTACGCTATCTAGTGATGCAGGACTAAAAGGACTTGCTAAAAAAGGTGTAATTATTTTTGTTGTCATAGCGGCTTTTTTACTGGACTATCTCGCTAACACATCTGTGATCGGTATGGCTACTATGTTGATGTTCTGTGTAAATGAAATTATATCACTCATAGAAAACGCGGGTCTGATGGGCATACCGATACCGTCAAAACTCAAAAAAGCTATTGAGGTTTTGACAGAAAAAAACGAATAGTCTTGTAACGCTCTAGGATGCGATTTAACGAAGAGTATAAAAGTAATATAAGCATACATTTGACTAATCGCTTGACGTTTTAGCATTTTAACCAAAAAACAATTGTCTTTACGGGGTGGACACTTTGAATCAGGTAGAAAGCGCTGTTTTATGGGCAATTGACATAGCAAATGATGAAACGCACGGATACGATCAAAACAATAGATGGTCACCCGATTTCGATTGTTCGTCATTTGTAATATCCGCTTATGAACAGGCAGGAATACACGTTCGGGCGCTAGGGGCAAGTTACACGGGCGATATGAAAACCCCATTTATCAAATGCAATTTTATCGATGTAATATCGACCGTAAATGTATCTACCGGAACTGGTTTACAAAGGGGGGACATCTTACTAAGAGAATCGGGACACGCGGCTATATATATCGGCTCAGGTAAACTCGTAAATGCACAGTGGAATGAAAACGGAAAGAAAACGGGCGGCACGACGGGAGATCAGACAGGCAAGGAAATTTGTGTACGATCTTACTATAATTCTCCTTGGTCTTGCGTTTTGAGGTTTAACGGAAACAACATAATCATATCTGACCCACCTCAACCGCCTCCGTCACATCCGTCTGAAATATCTTCTTATCCGTCTGACATCTCGATCACAAGAACGGGCGGCATGAAAATCTGGATGATGGTTATAAGAAAGAGAGGATAATCAATGATTTATAAGATTGAAAAAGCAGTACAATTTGCTATCGATGTGGCAAACGACGATAATCACGGATATAGTCAGCAACGGAGAAAAATCACGGGGGATATTAAGCTAGTCGGCGATAGCGACTGTTCCGCGCTTGTGATAGACTCGTTAAAATTTGCAGGTTTTGATACAGGGTCGGCAAGTTATACGGGCAATATGTTAAATGCTCTATTATCCTCCGGGTTTATAGATGTTAAAAAGTCTGTTGATTGCACAACGGGAAACGGTCTTATAAGGGGTGACATTTTGCTTAAAGTTCCGACAATCAAAAACAATGGACATACCGCTTTTTATATCGGTAACAATTGTATTGTACAAGCCCAAGCTGATTTTGACGGAAAAATAGGTGACTCATCCGGCAAGGAAATATATATACGATCTTACTATAATTCCGGATGGTCTAATGTTTTACGTTATCCCGAACTTGAAATTGATGTACAAACAGAACTTGTCAGGATTGGTCACAACATAGCTATTGACGGAAAAATAGGTGTAAAGTCAAAAGAGGCTATTAACTGGGAAAGACAGTGCGCAGGGCTTCCAGCCGGAGGCGCAGACGAAGAACTATTGAATTATTTGAAATCGTGCCCGTCGCGGTAGAAAGGAGAAAGCATGTACACAAGAGAAGAATTCAAAATTTTAAGTGATGATGCCCTAGCGGAAAATGCTGACGTTGTCGGAGTTTTACTAAGACTTTGCGACGCGTACGGTGAGGCAATGACAGCAGTCGAAACGAAAACGGTTAGTCCCGAACAGTACGAGGCTGTGAGAATTTTGACAGACGAAAATGCTATGCTTCGCAAAACGAACACGGAATTGTATCTACGTATCGGAACAGCAGACGCAGAACTGGACGCAGAGACAGACCCTGAACCAGAAACGGATAAGAAAATTACATACGAAGACATCGGCGTTTAACGCAGAAAGAGGTAATCAGTGAAAACAACAATTATCGACATTGTTAATTCGATCATTAACGACGCGTCTGCTAATTTTGCAGACAGAATTCCAACAGCAACTTTGGACAACATCAAAGAGGTTGCGAACCCAATCTTAAATCATGACGATATCCGTAACGCTTTCCTCTCTCGACTTATTAACCGCATCGGGGCAACAAAAATTCAGCAGAGGATGGCAACCAATCCTCTTGCTATTTTCAAAAAAGGTTCTGTTGCCCTTGGTGTTGACATTCAAGAAATCTATGTCAGCCTTGCAGATGGTCAGCAATTTGACCCAACGGGCGCTAATCTTCTCACGCGCAAGATTCCTGACGTAAAAGTCATTTATCACACAATGAACAGACAAGGCATGTACGAGCAGACGATTTCTCGCCCCATGCTCGCACAGGCTTTTGTATCGTGGGATGCTTTTGACCAGTTTGTGCAAGCCATTATTAACTCCATTTATTCGGCTGACACAAATGATGAATTTCTGCTTATGAAAAATCTTATGGCTACTGCGTTTGCATTTTCAGACGTTATCGTTTCTCATGTTCCGGTCATTCGCAGTCAGACAATAGGCGCTGTTACCTACGCGCCTGCTACCGCGCAAGCAGGAGAAGATGCTGCATTGCAGTTAACGGAAGACATTATCACAGCGTGTTCCAACATGCAATTTATGTCTTCTAATTTCAATTTGTACTCCGAAAAAGTTCCGTCGGACCCTAAGCCCGTGCAGACTCTAACACTTCGTGAAGATCAGGTATTAATCATCCGCGTTGACATCATGACAAAAATTAAAACCAGGGTTCTCGCGGCGGCTTTTCATATGGAACTTCTTGATTTCATGGCTCGCGTCGTCGAAGTTGACAATTTCGGGGCAGGCGGCGAAAATGTCTACTGTCTTCTCTGCGACGAGGCTTGGTTTCAAGTATACGAAAACTATTTTGAGATGCTCGAATTCACTAATCCACAGGGACTCTGGACTAAGTTTATTCTTCATCACTGGCAGACACTTTCGAATTCTCTGTTTGTTAATGCTGTTTGTTTTGCGTTTGATATCGATAACGCAATTACCCCTATTGCTACACCCGTCGCGGGTGCTGTTGCGCTTGGTTCTACCGTTGCACTTGCTTCCGGCACTACTGACGCAAAAATCTACTTCACAACGGACGGAAGTATACCTACACCCCGATCAACGGAATATACGGGGGCTATCTCGATACTTGCACCCGTCACCATTCGCGCGATTGCGGTAAAAGAGGGTCTCGAAGATTCAGCCGTTCTCGTTTCAACTTATACGATTTCCGGAAGTTGAGGATTAAATTATGAGTTTGTTTGCGCCGTCGACCCAAGTCATTTTATGTAACGTTCCGATTGACCGCACGCAGGTTAATCAAATTAAGTTTGCAAACGTGGCGGCGCAAACAGCTTATTTCAAAAGCAAAAAAATCTTTGATTTTTCGGTGACTCCGCAGACCTTTGTTCGCAAAGATCAATACATTAAGATTGATAAAAATATTGATGAACTTTTCAACGTGAATTATGTTATGTTTGATAACTACACAATTTATAGCAAGTGGGTTTATTGTTTTATTACCCGAATGGAATTTGTAAGTGAAAAATGTACTAAAATTTACATCGAAACGGATGTCTTTCAAACTTGGTTTTTACAGTGTCAATTTTTACCGTGCTTCGTCAGCCGCGAACATATCGCAGTTGACGATATCGGAAAAAACTTAATTGACGAGGGATTGGAGACGGGCGAATACATTGTTAATTCTGCGTTTTACAATAACGCTCTAAAAGACTTAGAGTATGTAGTTATGACAACAACTGTAAACGCTGATGATAACGACGTTTATTGTCAGGTTGCAAACGGAATAAAATCTACGGTTATATATATTAAATTTAATACGGACTTCGAGTTACAACACTGGATAACCGTAATGACTTCTGCAAATAAATTATCGGCAATTCTTGGCATTATCCTTATTCCAAAATGTCTGTGTGGTGATTTTCTTCCCGAATATGCAGGGAAACATATCTTTGATGTATCTCATAAATCGATTGACACGGAAATGATTAATATTAACCCCGACATTAACGGCTATTTCCCGAAAAACGGAAAATTGTTTCAATACCCATATAATTTTTTACATGTTACAACCAACAACGGCACTCAAAATAACTACATGTGGGAGTATTTTACTAATGCGCTAGCCGTACAATTTGTAATTGACGGGGGTGTGATGCCTAACCCTGTTGTTAAACTTAGCCCAAAAAATTACAAAAATTTAGTAACGAATAGAATGGAAGCATTGACACTATCGGACTATCCTCAGGTACCGTTTGTAAATGATGCTTTTCAGGCATATTTAGCGGGTAATGGGGTAGGAATTGCCGCAACGCTTGCAGGTTCAACAATAGGGGCTGTTGCTTCCGGCTTTTTGGGAAATCCTATAGGGGTAGCTTCCGGTGTCCTGGCGATTGGTTCGGAAATAGGGCAGATTTACCAGCATTCAACAGAACCCTCACAGGCAAATGGAACTCCATCCGGTTCTGCAAACATTGGTACTGGCATTCAAACTTATCACTTTTCCAGAATGTCAATTACTTCTCAAAGAGCAAAGATAATTGATGATTATTTAACGATGTATGGTTATAAAACGCAAGAAGTTAAAATACCTAATCTGGAGGGGCGTCCAATTTTTAACTATGTCAAGACGATTGCCGCAAATATAACGGGCGCAGTTCCTAGCGAGGACATGGAAAAGTTAAAAGCCGTTTTTAATAATGGTGTGACGCTGTGGCATAATGGTAATAATGTAGGACATTACGAAAAAGACAACAGAGTAGGGGTGTAAATTATGAGCCTTTGGAATTTGGCAAAAGGTCAAAAAGACAAAAACGGAACGAATGAAACAGCCGCGTTAAATACTCTAACGTCAATTGACTATCTCAATCGGATGATTTTACTCGCCCTAACCGTTTTCGAATGGCAGGGATTGCCGGAATCTATTCCACCTTGTTTTATAGAAAAAACATTGCTTTATGAGGGTTCTTGTTTATTTTTCAAAAACAAGAAAAATCCCGCGGATTGGTGCGTTACGCGAGTATCTACAATGGGGAAATTGAATATGTATGATATGCCTGTTTCGTACACAGCGCAAACGCACGAGTGGACACAAAAAGTTGAAATGTCTGACGGTGTTTTAATCCGTAATAATTATCTATGTACTCCGACGTTTCAGTCTCTTTCTCTTTTTGCTTATCGAATGTCCAACGCGGAAAGATCAAGTGATGTAAACATAAATAGCTTAAAAACACCGTGGATTTTGCAGGGGTCTAAAGATCAAGAGAAAACAATAAGAGCGCTATATCGAAAAATTGATGAAAATAATCCTGCTATTTTTGGAGACGATTCTATTTTAGATATAAATATGATTAAAGTCTTAAAAACAGACTCACCTATCGTTGCACCGGAATTACAAGATTATATTGATCGTCAATGGAATAAATTTATGACTTTTATTGGTCTTGAAAATGCCAACACGCAAAAAAAGGAACGAATGATTGTTGACGAGGTTAACGCTAATAATCAGCAGACGCAGGTATCGGCTAATGCTATGCTAGTTACCCGCCAAGAAGCGGCAAAGGAAATTAGTAAATTGACGGGTACGCAGGTTACTTGTGATTTTCGAGTACGTCCGTCATATCAAGATGAATTAAGTAATGATACAGAAACGGAGGATGCAGAAAATGTTACACAGTGAACACAGCGTAGTACTTCTAAATATATTAGATTCCGGCTATGACATCGGTCTTTCAGCGTATCCGATTTTTGACGAAGAATACAGGATAATTCTTAATGAGAAAATCAAGGATCATTATGCTATTTATGAAATCGGATATGATACGCCCGAATTGTTTAAGCGTAGATTAAACGTAAAAATGAATGAAGTTATGCCGTTTTTTAATCAGCTTTATAAGTCAACTCTTCTTTCGTTTAATCCGTTGTTTTCTATCGATCTTTCAGAGACAAACACAAAAAATACAAACGGAACGAGCACTACCGTCGCTGACGCTACGGACACATCACATAACAAAACGGACATCACTTCTCACACGCATGATGTTAATTCATCTAAAAATGATGGAACGAATAGCGCTACTACTGATACAACCGACACTATTAACAACAAAAATCTATCCGTACATTCCGATACACCGTCACATTTATTGTCTATAGACGATCTAAACGAAGATAGCTATGCTGATGGTGTGGACAGGACAAACGGAACAACTACAAATTGTAGTAATGTTCAAACCGATGGAATTACCTCCTCGAAAATTGATGGGACAGCTGACGTCACGGGAACTAGCGAATCGATATCAGACGGAAACGGGTCGAATCATGGTGTCAATACCGGAACGATTGTAAATCTAGAGGAATATACAAACAGAAAATTTGGAAATGTTGGCGCTCAAAACTATTCACAGCTTTTGAATGATTTCCGTTCTACTTTTTTGAACATTGATATGCAGGTTATTGAATCTCTAAAAACCTGCTTTATGGGGGTGTGGTAATGGGTATTAATTTACATTTTACTATCGATAAACAAAAGCTTTCCGTTGTGCAAGATTTTGTAGTAGCTGACAGTATCGGTTATCTTTACGCCGATTTTGTTTTTAGCGATGATTGGACTAATCCTGTAAAAACCGCGCAGTTTACAAAAAACGGTATAACTTACGACGTTGTTATTAATAATAATCAATGCCTAATTCCTTGGGAAGTCTTGGTTTACGGAGGTTTTGTTTATGTCAACATTTTCAGCGGTAATTTAATTACAGCGAACCCCGTCAGTTTTGCCGTTGCCGCGTCAGGCTTGAGAAAAGGTCAGTTACCAACCGAACCAACGCCCGGCTATTTTTCGCAACTGATTGACGCTATTGTAAATAATCATGATGAAATTCTCGCAATTTTGGATGAACAATATACAGCCTCCGAAGCCTCTCGAAATTCTTCTTTTGCAACAAGCGAAAGCAACCGAAGCACTACTTTTGTAGCATCCGAAGCGGCGCGACAAGAAGCGAGCGACGGAATGACAGCAAGCGTAAACGGCGCGCTTGGGGGAATGCAATCCGCTTTCGGAGGCTTGATGTCCTCAATGGGGCAAGGTGAAAGTGATAGAATCGCGGCTGAAACATTGCGTAACGATGCCGAAACTATCAGAATTTCGAGCGAAGAATCAAGAGATATTGCGGAAAGCGCCCGAACCAATTCTGAAAGCGATAGAAATAATTTTTACAATGAAAGTCAGGGCAGTGAGAATAGCCGTGTTACGGCAGAAAACGCGAGACAGAGCGAAGAGAGCAATCGTGTAAACGCTGAAACGGATAGACAGAGTTATGTCAATTCTGTCCAACAAAATGAAAGCGAGCGAATAGCTTCGGAGACAGTTCGTCTTGACGGCGAAGCGTCTCGAGTTACACAGGAAAATCTAAGAGTGATAGCTGAAAGCGCTAGAGAGTCAAGTGAAAGTAGCCGAGCGCTAGCCGAATCAGCTAGGGTTATTGCTAATGTTTCAGCTTCAAGTGCCGAAAATTCTAGAGCCGTCGCAGAAAGTGCTCGTGTTTCCGCAGAAGAAAATCGTGAGAATACTACGAGCGCGGCGTTGGCATCTCTAATTTTAGAGGATGAACGCATCAATAACGAGGCGGCTAGAGTCGTCGCTGAAAATGCTCGCGTTACTGCGGAAAGTCTTCGAGTCTCTGAAACATCGTCGGCTCTCGAAAGTCTGACAGGTGAAAGTGTCCGAGTTACGCAAGAGGCAACAAGGCAGAGCAACGAAGCAACAAGAATAATTAATGAAAATGCTCGAATTGCTAGAGGTGAAACTGGAACAATAATCAGAAATGGAAATGGCGCACCCCCCAATGCCCTAGGGGCGAATGGAGATTATTATCTAGACGCTAGCACTAGTGACTTGTATTTTAAACAATATGATTATTACCTATTACTCGTAAATCTAAAAGGTGCCCCCGGTGTAGGGGGAGGAAGTTCGAGTATCGAAAACTGGAACGATTTTACTCTCGAGAACGGATTTAGCGTAAGCGCCGGAAGAACCCCCCGATATCGAAAAAATAATGACGGATTAATGACGGTAGAAGGGGATATCGATGTCACAGCCTCTACTAGTTACGCTTCACCTTTTACGTTTCCCCCTGGTTATTATAAATCAGGATATTATACTAACGCAATTAGTTGTGGTACTGACAACCCTAACGCAAATGCAACGTTAATAATTAATAACGGGGGTGGTGGACAATGTATGTTAATGTTTCCCTCCGGAACTTCTTATGTGCACCTTAATTTTTCAATGTATGTTAATTAAATCAGAAAGGAGAATACTATGATTAATCCGTTGCCAGTTTTCTATCCTTTTTATCCTTATCCTATTATGACGTTCGGAACAGGTCTTTCCATGGAAGAACAGATAGCCGCTATGAACACGATTATAAATCAACTTGTTGAACAGGTCAATACTCTGACTACGCAAGTCAATACATTGCGAGGTGTCTAAATGGCTATTTTTCGAGTAACTGTGTTTCGTGATCTTATGCAAAAATACTATTCACAAGAATTTGACAAAAAAATCATGAGTAAGTATGTCGTCAAAACAAATACGAGTGATGAGGCTAGATCAAGCGCTAAGATTTTGGCTTTAGCAGACGATCCTCCTCGATATGAAAACTACGTTATCACAACGCCGCAAGATATTTCGGATTGTCCGAACCCTATTTTGACGCCGATTCCTGTAAGGGTTCTAGTGGTGGGTAAGGGGGATGTGGGTGAAACTCCTGAATATACTAACGGAAACGGAGGGATGGGTGGTCAAGTTGTTGAACAAGATATATTGTTAACAAACAATATTCACAATATTTATGTAGGCAACTTTTCTTCGTTTGATGAAGTGTATTCATTTTCAGGGGTTCAGACTGATAGTGGGCATATTTCAAATATTTCAGGGGTAAGTAAGGTTTATGGAAAAAGGGGTTCTCCTTGCGTCGCAATAACAGAAGGAAATTTCATTACGACTGACATAGATCTTATTGGAGAAATTGATAATACAAACCTAATTACCTTGCCCCCTGCTCAAAGAATAATTTCTGGTTTTACGGATGTTATAGTATTACAATCTAGAAATGATTACGGTGGTGAATATTTTAATTATGTACCTCGTAATGAGTACGATGTATCAAATGATGGACTATCATTATTAAAACATCAAGGCGAATGGAGTTATAACGATGGCACGTATTGGGTACAGTCCGCACCCTTTATTTATCCTATTATACCCGTTAGAAATCCTGCGTCTGGAAATGGTGCGGGTATTCAATACATTATTCACGGAATATCTCAACCTTATTTGAATCTTCCTAACTGTGGATATCCCCTTCTGCCCCAAGACGGAATTAGAAAATATTTTAATATTTGGGATTCTCAAGAAGGAGAACCAAACACCGGAAACGGAGGCGGTGGCGGTATAGGGTTAATGCTGTATGATGGCTTTTCGGGGGATTATACAAAAGAAGAAGCGTATGAAAAAACCAGGGGAAAAGCTGGAGGTTCAGGAGTTGTAATTATTAGATATCAGACTGCCTTATATCCTGCGTTCAAAGGTGGTACAATCACTTATAAAAACGGTTTCACTATCCACACATTCACGTCTTCCGGCACGCTAACGACCTGACTCCCTAAGCATACTATCACGCCAATGTCAAGTCCCTATGTTGCAAGTATGTTACAAATTCCCCATTTGCGAAAAGTTTGTGCAAGTTGCACAAAAATATCGTCGATGGGGAACTCGTTTTGCACGTTTCTGGGGGAGTATATCC